GCCGAAGGTGGTTGCCTTCACGGCCGTCTGGTGCGGCCCCTGCCGGCAGGCGAAGCCGCATCTGGCCCGAATGGAGTCGGCCGGCGTCGAAGTCGAGATCGTGGATATTGACAAGAACCCGGAACTGGCTCGGCGGTATGGTGTCACGAGCGTGCCGACGTTTTTCGTGTACGTTTGTGGGAAGAAGACGGTGCGGACCCAGGACGTGAGCGTGGTCGTGACGCTGACGCGACTCGGGGGCGAGTGATGACGCGACGCCGTTGCCGCAATTGCCCCGACGAGCCGGTGCTGGCGGCCGAACCGAAGACGACAAGGACCGTCGGCATCCGTCGCCGGGGACGAGACACGAGGTTGCACCGGGCCGAACGCCGAAGCAACCAGCGGACCGCACTTGCCGCTGTCCCAAGCGAACCCGCGATGCAACCTCGATGAATCATGCCCGAGGCCGGACGTGAAAACAGGATGAGCTTCGTTGATGAACTGCGGGCTTTTGTCAGAGAGGGGTTTTTGAGCCGCAATCTGCGGTCGTGCAGCCGGTGGGCAGAGCATCGGCGCGTGATGGGCGCACCGTTTAGCGGCCCCTATGGCTTCGCGCGGCACCCGTGGTGCCGGGAGATTCACGACAGCAAGGCCGCCTGGACCATCGCCATGAAGGCGGCCCAGCAGGGCGTGACGGAGACGGGAATCAATCGCGCCTTCTTCACGCTCGACCAGTTGAAGCGAGACGTGCTGTATGTCCTGCCAACGAGCCTGAACGCGAGCGATTTCTCCAAAGCCCGTTTTGCCACCGCCCTGAAACTCAGTCCTTACCTGAAGAACCTGTTCGTCGATACGAACACCGTGGGGCTGAAATCGACTGGCACGAACGTACTCTATATCCGAGGTAGCCGCGGCGACAGCAACCTGAAGTCCATCCCGGTGTCCGAATTGATCCTGGACGAGTTGGACGAGATGGACACCCATGCTGTATGGCTGGCCTTGGAGCGATTGTCGGGCCAGGTCGAGAAGCACATCCTGGCGATCTCGACGCCGACCGTGCCGAAGTATGGCATCCACAAGCTGTACCTGACCAGCACCCAGGAGCACTTTGTCTTCCGGTGTCCGCATTGCAGCCGCTGGACCGAACTTGTGTGGCCGGACTGCGTGGAGATCGTCGGCGAATCGGTCAACGATCCTCGCTGCAAGGACTCGTTCCTCAAGTGCAAGGAGTGCAAACGCAGGTTGGAGCATGGGGCGAAGCCCGAGTTCCTGACCGCCGGCCGGTGGCAGGCGACGGAAACGAACGTCTCGGCGGAGGAGTCGCGGGGTTTCTACATCAATCAGCTTTACTCGTCCACGGTGACGCCCGGTGAACTGGTGATCGCCTACCATCGGGGCCTGGGCGATGAAGCGGCGGCCACCGAGTTCCATTGCAGCAAACTGGGCGTTCCGTTCATCGGCGAGGGTGCCCAGGTCACCGACGAGATGATCGAGAACTGCATCAAGGGTCACTCGATCAACGACACCCGCCCGCGGATCGGCGGCGATCGTCTGATAACGATGGGCGTGGACCAGGGAAAGATTTGCTACGTCTCGGTCGTCGAGTGGTTGTTCGACAGAGCGCCCGGCGACGACATCAATGCGGCGGCCATCGGCAAGCTGCTGTGGTTCGGCAAGTTTCCGGGAGAAAGCGAGGCCGGCTGGGATTATCTCGACGAGTTGATGCGGGAATGGCAGGTCCTGGCCTGCGTGGTGGACGCCGACCCCTACATCAACGATGCCCGACGTTTTGCCAGGAGGTTTCGCGGCTATGTCTGGTTGACCCAATATCGGCGTGGCAAGGTCGCTCGGGAGATTGCGATCACGGAGGAGGACAACGGCGCTCCGATGGCGCGGGTGGACCGGACGAACTGGCTCGGCTGCACGATGGGCCGGTTCAAGAGCAATCCGCCGCGCATCCTGCTGCCGCGCGACATCACGTTCGAGTACCGCGAACACGTCAAGAACCTGGTGCGGACCTACAAGAAGGATGAGATGGGCAACATGGCGGCCGAGTACGTGAACGTGGGCGCTGACCATTTCGCACACTCGCTCTGTTACGCCGACCTTGGTTTGGCACTCGCGCCGATCGGCGGCGTTGGCCAGAACGCTGGGAAAGTCACCTGATGAGGTAGTCATGGCCGAAAGCCAAGCCAACAACCTGGTTGACAGCCGACATCCCGGCTACCTCTCCGGTCTGACGGACTGGGAGAAATGGCGTCGGACCTACGAGGGCGGCGACACGTTCCGCGACATGTACCTGGAGCGGTTCTCCAACCGCGAGGATTCACAGGATTTCGCCACGCGCAAGGCCGTCACGCCGGTGCCGGCGTTCGCCAAGGCGGCGATCAACGACATCCGCAACGCGATCTACCAGCGGCTGCGGGACGTGGTGCGCAAGGGCGGTAGCGAGGTGTATCAGGCCGCCGTCAACGGCAACAGCCTTGGGGTGGACCATCGCGGCTCGACGATGAACGCATTCCTGGGCGTGAAGGTTTTGACCGAATTGCTGGTCATGGGCCGTGTGGGCGTGTACGTCGATCATCCGCTGGTTCCGGCCGACGCCACGTTGGCCGCCGTTCGCCGGCCGGCACCGTACCTCTACAAATACGACATCGAAGACATTCTGTCGTGGACCTGCTCGAAACCCGACGCCCCGTCCGAGTTCCAGGCGCTGTTGCTCCGCGACACGACGATCCGGTACGACCAGTCCACCTTGCTGCCGACGCTCTCGGTCCAGCGGTATCGCTATCTGCGGATTGACCCGGACACGGGCCGCGTCCACTTGCAGTTTTACAACCTCAACAAGGAGCCGGTCGATCAGAACGGCAACCCCGGCGGTGAAATCCGGTTGGAATTGGATCGCATCCCGTTCGTGATGCTCGACATCGGCGGGAGCCTGATTAAGGACGTGTGCCAGCAACAGGTAGCGCTGTTGAACCTCGGCTCCAGCGACGTGAACTATGCCCTGCGCAGCAATTTCCCCTTCTACGTCGAGCAACGGGATTTGAAGGCCAAAGGTTCTCACCTGAAAATCTCCGCCACGGCGGATGGCACGGCCACCAGCGGCGGGCAAGGCGCGGCCGACGAAGACGTTCAGATCGGCGTGACCCACGGCCGCTATTACGACAAGGGGATGAATCCTCCGGCATTCATCAATCCTTCCGCCGAGCCGCTTCGGGCGAGTCTGGAATTGCAGGATCGGCTCAAGCGGGACATCCGCGAGCTGGTCAATCTGGCCGTGTCGAGCCTGGCAGTGCGGGCGTCGGCCGAGTCGAAGGCAATGGACAACCAGGGGCTTGAGGCGGGGCTCAGTTACATCGGGCTACTGCTGGAAAGCGCCGAGCGGCAGATCGCCGAGTTCTGGGCCGCTTATGAGGAACGCAGTCCGGGCAAACGCGAAGTGGCGACAATCAAATATCCCGAACGCTACAGCCTGAAGTCGGACGCCGAGCGGATCAAGGAAGCCCAGGAATTGCAGAAGCTCATGGGCGCGGTCCCCGGCCGCCGGGTGAAGCGCGAACTGGCCAAAGGCATCGTTCAGGCCCTGCTGGGCGGCAAGATCAGCCTGGATGATCTTGCGGCGATCAACCGCGAGATCGACGAGGCCCCATACACCACCAGCGACCCCGAGACGATCATCCAGGCGGTGGCCGGCGGCTTGTGCGGCGAGAAGACAGGTTCGGTCGCCCTGGGCTTTGACGAAAACGAATGCGAAAAGGCCCGCAAGGACCATGCCGAGCGAGTGAAGCGGATCGCTGAGTCCCAAGGAGTTGTCGGAGGCGGCAGCGACCCGGCAGCACGGGGTCTGAAGGATTTGTCCGCAAACCCCAACGCCGGCAGGGACGAAAAGGAGGCCAGTCGCAACACGGACCTGCAAGACACCACGGCTCCGCGCATTCGCGGCAAGGGTCGGTTCAACGATGAGGAATGAGCCATGCTGGTTGACATTGTGCAGGAATCCCGACCAGAGTTTCGCACGGGCAGCGGCGTCGTTGGCACCAACGTTGTGCGTCTCGGCGCGGCCAGCGCGCGGCAGACGGTGACCTTGACCGACGTGACGGCCGGGTCCTTCAAGCTGGGTGTCAACAGTGTGGAAACGGCCGCCATCGCCTTCAACGCGGCTGCCGCCACCGTGCAAGCCGCCTTGGCGGCGGTCGTCGGCGCGGGCAACGTCGCGGTGTTGGGCGACGCCGGTGGACCGTGGACGGTGGATTTCACCGGTTCGTTGCGGTGGCAGCTTGTTCCGGCCATGACCGCAATCGACGTGGACCTGGCGGGCGAGGGCCACGCCGTCGCCGTGACGGTCAACGAGCATGGGCACGCGGTCGGCTGGGAAGTGAAGAAATACGTCATGCTCCGGGCCAACGGGGCCAATAGCAGCGTCATCACGGTCGGCGATCGGGCCGACAACGCCGCCGACGGCTTCATTCTTTCCGCCGGGCAGCAAAGCCCGCCGATCTACGTGGACAACCTGAACAAACTGTACATCGTCGGTGGGGCGGCGGACCAGGGCTACTCGTGGATCGCGTGCTGACGGAGGCGTTCTATGGCTATCGACGCCTCTTTCTATGGCACATTGGACGAGGCCGACGAATACTTCGCCAACCGGCTGCACGAGACCGCCTGGACCGAGGCGTCGGCCAACGATCGTCGCAAAGCGCTCGTGGCCGCGCGGTGCATCATCGACGCATTGAACTACAAGGGGCGCAAGGCGAGCGTTCATGCGATCTTGCAGGCGAATCCATCCGCCTCGCAGGATGAGATCAGGGCGGCCGAGGCCGGCCAGCCCTTGGAGTTTCCGCGAGGAGCGGACACGGCGGTCCCCGAAGCGATTCGCGTTGCCGGGTACGAGATCGCCTATGCTCTTTTGGACGGCAAAGACCCGGAGTTGGAACTGGAGAATCTCGCCGTCAGCACGATGGGGTATGGATCGGTGAAGACCAGCTACGAGCGGTCGCAACTGCCCATCGAACACATCATCAATCTGGTGCCGAGTTCCGTCGCGTGGCGACTGCTGAAGCCGTTTCTGCGCGACTCGGACGCCATGCGATTGTCGCGTTTGAGCTAGGCGCGTGCCCTGGCTCCCACTGACCGGCCTCTTGCCGGGCCAGACCCGCCGAACACCGGAACCAGGCGGATCGTCTGTTGCGAGTTTCCCTTTCCGGGTGCGAGGAAGCGTCATGTCCAACTCTTTGTATCTGTCCCGTCCGTGGTCCGCGTGTTTCGAGGGTGAGGGTGCCGGCAATGGCGACGGCGCGAGTGCCGCGGCCGGCGCTGGCACGAATGCCGGGGCCGGCGATGGCGTCGGCTCAAGCGGAGGCGCGGGCGCGGGAACCGGGAGCGGCGCGCCCAAGATGTTCACCCAGGATCAGGTGAACGGCATCGTGGCCGCCGACCGCCGCAAGCTGGAAGAGGCGTTGAAGAAGACCGAAAAGCAGTACCAGGACTTGCTGGCCAGCCAGAGTCTGACCGAGCAGGAACGCAAGGCGTTGCAGGCCAACCTGGAAATGGTGCAAGGCCAGCTTCGCAGCAAGGAAGAACAGCTTCTTCTGGAAAAGAAGCAGGTCGAGGAGGCTTACGCCGGCAAGTTGCAGGAGATGGAGAGGAAAGCAACTCATTTCGAGACGCTGTACCGTGATTCCACCATCGACCGGGCGCTTCAGGACGCAGCGGTCAAGCACGAGGCATGGAGTCCATCGCAGGTCGTCTCCCTGCTTCGCTCTCAGACGAAGATGCTCGAAGAGACGGACCCGAAGACCGGCAAGCTGACCGGCCGGTACAAGCCCGTGGTCGAGATGCAGGCCCTCAACACGACCACCGGCGAGATGGAGACGAAGGCGTACACGCCGGAGGACGCCGTGAAGAAGATGAAGGACACGCCCGACACCTGGGGCAATCTTTTCAAGTCCGGCGTGGTCTCGGGCATCGGTGCGGGAACGGCCACCGGCGGCCTTGCGCCGGGTCAGAGCGGCAGGTTGGACGCGGCGGCAATCAGCAAGTTGACGCCCGCGCAGTACCGCGAGATTCGGGCCACCCACCCTGAATGGCTCGGACTCAATCCCTTGCCCGCCGCGGGCAAGCAGGGCCGCTGACGATTCAGGGGCCGTCACGACAGGTTTGCTTCGGCGACGCGGGTCATGGTGACTCGTCGTCGCGGGCGGAGCAAGGATCACATGCGATAGTCTGGAGAACAACGATGAATCGTCTGTACCTCAGCCGGCCGTTTACGGCTTGCTACGAGAACCAACTGCAAGCCTTCATCCCGCAGTTGTGGGCGCAAGAGGGCCTGGTCATGCTCGAAGAGAACATGGTCATGGCCAACATGGTCCACCGGGACTTCGAGGATGAGGTTGCCAAGTTCGGCGACGTGGTAAACACCCGCCGCCCCGGCGAGTTCAAGATTCGCCGCAAGAAGGACGGCACCCCGCTCGCCCAGCAGGACGCCGTGGCCACCAACGTGCAAGTGCCGTTGGACCAGTGGTTCTACTCGTCCTTCACCATCCGTGACGGCGAGGGGAGCAAGTCCTTCCAGGAGTTGAGCGAAATCTATCTCCGGCCCGCGATGCAGACCATCGCGCGGGGCGTGGATCGCGCCTTGCTGGGTCAGGTCCACCGCTATCTGGGCGGCCCGGCCAACCGCGTCGGCAAGCTGGGCGGCCTGACAAAGGACACCGCCAAGGACTTCGTGCTGGAGGCCAACGAGCGGCTGAACATCAACAAGGCCCCGCAGGACGGCCGCAAGCTGGTCATGTCGCCCACGAGCGAGACGGCCATGCTCAAGACGGACCTGTTCCTCAAGGCCAACGAGCGGGGCGATGGCGGCAACGCGCTGCAAAACGCCACGCTCGGCCGCATCCTCGGCTTCGACACCTATATGTGTCAGAACGTCAACTGCGTCCTGTCGGGGAGCGAGACCGACAGCGATCCGGTCACGACGGCGTATGCGGCCGGGGCCACCGGCGATCTCGACAGCGTGCTGGCCCCCACGGTCGGTGAGTTTGTGGTGATTGCCGGCAACGACCAGCCGACCTGGGCGACGGCTTCGGACGCCGACAGCTTCGCCCTGAACGAGGCCCTCAAGTACGCCACGCTGGCAAACGCCGTGGCCACCCGCTACGTGAAGTGTGTCACGGCCGCTGCCTACGCGGCCGGCTACAGCGAGGGCGTTGCGCTGACCGTCACCGAGGGGAAGGCCCCGCAGGTCGGCCAGTTGCTCGCCTTCGGCGCGACTCCATCCGCTCGGCACACCTACACGGTGATCGAGTCCGAGGGGAGCGGCACCTCCTCGACGGTCTACCTGGACCGGCCGCTCGTGGCCAACGTCGCCAGCGGTGCCGATGCGTTCCC